ATGGCGACCCTAAGAGATATTGGGATATGAGAAATGTCGCTCCTTTCAACTATGGTCAGTTCGGACTTTACTGTACGGTGTGTAAGAAAATTGGTTTGAAGAAAGAGGAGATAGGCACTACAACAACAAAGCGTGGTACTGTTATTCCTAAAATCATAACTCTAATTGATATTTTAGCAGAGGAGGAAGAGTGAGTGCCTGGTCCAATCACTACTACCTTCACACGCAGACCGAAGACAAAGAGGGCTAAGTTGGTATGGGCAGGAGCTCAACACGCCATAGGAAAGCCCCCACATTCAATCAAGATGATTCCTAACAAGAGATTCGGTGGTGTCAGAACCACCCGTTGGATCATAAACAGATACGAGCAAGACCTCAATCCGATAGTGGTTGATGCACCTGCAAAGAAGGCGTATAATTTATTGCTCGATATGGTGGTCGCCTGATCATGAAAGATATAGACGATACCAAGTGGTTGATTCGTATCCTGCTTCCAGGAGGACAGGCTGCTGACCTAACTACTGACTTGTTTCTAGTGGAGAGAAGATCCAACTATGCATTCCCCATGTCATTTGAAGTGGATAGAGGCACTACATTTAGGAGATGGCACATCAATGAGGATGACATACCTTTGAAGTATGTCAAGACCCCGTATGAGGAATCTTTGGAACAATGGTGCGAGGATGTGATACCAGATGGATTATCCTGGTCATGTCATGCGGGCAATACTTGGAGAAAACCCGAAATAGAGTTCTTTTGAGTAATGTGTTCATAATCTAAACCGCAATCGGATAGAGCAGTATGACCGACTATAAACAGAAAGCATATGCTCGTGAGAGAGCATTTAGACTACTCTCACACCCCTGGTTTGAGATGATTGCTGAGATCAGGGCAGAAAGAAGTGCTTTACTCAATGCACCAGAATATCAAGAGATGGCAGGGGTTGAGAAAGCAGAGAGATTGAATATCATGGATTCCAGGCTAAAGATAGCCCAGGATTGGGTACATCACTACGAGGCTGAAAGGATCGCTACCGCAGGTATTCGTATGAGGAAATGGCTAAGAGAAGCCATGACATTATCAGATTCGGAGCTAGGTTTAGCAGGGGAGGGAATGTGATGATTAACGAAGAAGAAGTTGAATGGGCTTTACGCCTTTGGAATAGTTTAGTCGTGGGAGATGAGAAAGACCCAATAGAATCTGGTGGAACATGGCAGTTAGAAGGTGTGGGTAAATATGTTAGAACCGCATTGAAGGAATTGACTTTGACTGAGATTCACCTGGATCGGCATACTCCGAGTGAGGAATCGAGGAGTTTGTTTGACGAGCATGACTACATCGCAACTCTTGGTAGAGAGATAGGATGGAATATCAAGACTCAAGTTAGTAAGGCATACAATTACGAGGGAGAGTTCAGCATACCAGAAGATCGAATAGGTGATGTCATGGCTTGCCAATCAAGATGTGGTGCTATTGCTAGAGTTGAGCCTTTGGATCATGGAGTTGTCTATTACAAGTTAGAAGACGGGCAATGCCCTGTTTGTGGAGAGCCTGGTTTTGTTGATGATGATTGGTTGGGTCTTCATGTTGTTATTGACGATAGAGGTGCGACTCTGAAAAGACTTAGACAGGAGGAGGAGTGAATGCCCTCAGACGATAA